GAGTTTTCTGCTGATATAGATACAGAAGAAGATTGGAGAAATTATCAAAGACGAGTTAAATACATTAACAAGTTAAAAAAAGTTACATGGAAAGCAGTAGAGAGAGAAATGGATAGATACTCTGCTACACCAGTAGAAACTATGATTAAAGAAGCAGATACAGACATTCTTTTAGAAATGAACAAGTACGAAGTTAATGGCACGACCATGACACAAAAAGTCAAAGACTTAGTACAAAATGAACTTAAACTTAGAGAGGTAGCGTAGTGGAAAAATATGTACAATATTACATCGCAAGTGGATCATTGACTGCAATGTACACACTTTGTGTTGGTTATGGTGTAGACACTAAGGGTGAATACATTGTTAATCTTTCTACTGATCCCAAGACAGCAGTAGAGAAAGCCATGGATTATGTCAACAAGTCAGGTGACACTTACCCTCTTGACACATCATATGCTGATGAAAGCCTCAACGACATCATCAGAAGAAATCAAGATCAAATCGAAGCTGACAACCTCAGAAGAAAAGAAGAAAACCTTGCTAACTGGATTGTAACTTCTAAAGAGTTAATTTCTCAAGGCAAAAATCCTTTTGATAAAATTTGGTCAAATGGTCATGTAGTAGGTCATTATTTTCTTGATGACATGTCTCAAGAAAGCATCAACTACTGGGCAAATCTTACTGAGTACAAAAGTGATATTCATGAAGCCATGAGCAACATATGTAAGCCAAAAGCTATTTACATTCCTAAAAATGCCAACAAACATTTTGGTTCTGTTGGTGACAAGGTTACTGTCAAAGCCTTTGTTCTAAGCCAAGATCATTATGAAAATGGTTTTGGTTACAACAATTATTCTGTAAAAATAAAATACATTACAGAAAATGGTGAAAGGCTAGTAACCAATGGTGGTGATGGAACTAAGTTTAACCAAGCTATTTATGATTCAGTTCATACTTGGGTTGAGCTTGAGGCTACTGTTAAAACACACAACGAGTTTACTCCAAGGGTTGACTATACAGAAGTTTGTGAAAAAACTGGTGAGTATCTTGACAAAGAAAAAGATGGTGACAAGACTTGGAATACCACTTCACTTATCAGACCAAAGCTAATTAAAGTTTTTGAGAAAGAATCAGAGGTAGCCTAATGAACCCATAAAACTTAAAATATTCTATTTGCTAAATCATGCTCCAAGGAGTATGATTTTTAGTATCTAGGATATTTTAACTTGTTCTACAGACTGACCTAGCAGACAAGCCAAGACAGTAGAACTTATTTCCAATGGAGGAAATTATGGCAAATTCAAGCTTTAGTGGTCCAGTCCGATCACAAAATGGTTTTATAACCTACAGAGTCAACTCCTCGACAGGAGCAGAGACTACTTATGGAACTAGAGAAGGTGGTACTTATCAAATTGGTAGTACAACTGGTACTAGCTCAATATTAGGTTTTGCACCTACAGACTTTTTTATGGGTAAAGGCTCAAGTCCTGATTCTGTAATTAACCCTTTCACAAGTGGCACAACCTCTATAACAGATGCTTTAAGCAACGATATTCCTTTAGGATCAGTTCTTTACTATGGCGATAGAGTATTTAGATATGGTTTAGCAGGTGGTGTTGCATTAACAGCAGGAAAACTTGTTCAAACCATTGTTGGAACAAAAGCTGATCACCAAGATTTAGCACCAACAGCAAATGTTGCAGCAGGTGAATATGAAATTTCAGTTGAAACAGCAGGAACCGACCTTACTTTAAATCAGTATGCAGGTGGCTATCTTTATGTAAATGATGCAGCAGGTGAAGGACAATGTTTAAAAATTAAGTCTAATCCAGTACATGATCATTCAGATGACCCTTCAGTTGTAATAACATGCCACGATGCGTTGGCTACAGCAATTACAAGTGCTGCGTCTAAAGTTTCTTTAATGTCAGACCCTTGGTCAGGACTTGTAGTAGCACCAGCAGCAGAAACAGGAGCAGTAATGGGGTGCCCAGTTGTAGATATGGATGCTAGTGCTTATGGTTGGTTCCAAACTTATGGACCAGCAGCAGTATTAACTGAAGGCACAGTTGTATTAGGTCACAATGTTATGAGATCAGACACAACAGCAGGAGCAGTTGAGCCATCTTCAGGATCAACACTTGATATTGTTGGTACATGTATGTTGGTTGATGTAACCACTGACTACTCATTAATTAAGCTCAATATATAAGTAGGAGTAAATTATGGCTGATGTAGTAACATCACAAACCATTCAAGACGGGCAACGCAAGGCTGTTATGAAATTCACCAATGTCAGCGATGGCAGTGGTGAATCAGCAGTTAAAAAAGTTGATGTATCGGCTTTAAATTCAAATGCAGCAGGAACAGCCTGTTCAACAGTATCAATTGCAAAAGTTTGGTGGGCAACCACAGGCATGAGCGTAAAAATTGATTTTGATGCTTCAACCAATGTACTAGCTGTTAGTCTGCCTGCTGATTCTACAGGTGATGAGTATTACGATGATTTTTCAGGCATACCAAATAATGCTAGTAGTCCTACAGGTGATCTTGATTTCACCACACTGGGTCATTCAAGTGGTGATACTTATGTCATTATTCTTGAATTAATTAAAAACTATGGATAGATGGCAACATCAAACAGTAAAAACTTTGAGCCTGATGTAGGTGAATTTGTAGAAGAAGCCTTTGAGCGATGTGGTTTAGAGCTTCGCACAGGTTACGATCTTAAAACAGCACAAAGAAGTCTTAATCTTCTGTTGGCAGAATGGGCTAACAGAGGATTAAACCAGTGGACTATTACTCAAAAGACTGTAGCTATGGTTACAGATACTACCTCTTACAACATAGATACGACTAATAGCACTGCACCCATTGATGTTTTAGATGCCCATGTAAGAGAAACCATTGGCTCAGATGTAACTGATATTGCTATGGCTAGAATTAGTCGATCTCAATACTCAGCCATACCAAACAAAGCACAAACAGGTAAGCCTAATCAATTTTTTGTTGACAAGCAGTTGTCTCCAACTATAAGTGTTTATCCAACGCCTGATAAATCTTCTACCTATACTGTATATATGAATGTTCTGACACGCATGGATGATGCTGATGTTGGTGCTGATACAATGGATATGCCTTATCGTTTCTATCCATGTTTAGCAGCAGGTCTTGCATATTACATATCTTTAAAAAAAGCACCTGAAAGAACGCCCATGTTAAAACAGTTGTATGAAGAAGAATTTTTGCGTGCTATGTCACAAGATGAAGAAAGAGCTTCGTTTCGTGTTAGCCCTGATCTAAGGAGTTATAATTCAGCCTAATGTCTGCTTTTGCCAGTAATAAAAATGCCTATGGCATTTGTGATGTCAGTGGATTTCGTTACAAATTAAAAGATATGAAACAAACTTGGAATGGCTTATTGGTAGGACCTGACCAGTTTGATCCTAAACACCCACAGATAGAGCCAAGAACAGTGGCAACTGATCCTCAAGCGTTACAAAACCCAAGACCTGATACAGCAGACGATAATAATTTTTTTACTGTTTATACCAATGTTGGTTTGGGTAAATTAGGCAAACAATTAACCACTTATGAGATAACTTGTAGTGTTGGTTCTGTTACTATTACAACAACATGAGTTTTACATACGCAACATTAAAAACAGCAATAGGAGATTATTTAGAATCTGCTGAGACTACTTTTACAACAAATTTACCTACTTTCATTAAAGAGTCTGAAAATAGGATTTTAAAATTTGTTGAATTGCCTGAACAAAGAAAGAATGTGCAAGGTCAAACTACTGCCGATACAAGATTTTTAGCTTGTCCTACTGATTTTTTGGCTCCTATGAGTCTAGCTATTGTATCTAGCAACACTTACACTTATCTTGATTTAAAACACGCTTCTTTCTTAAAAGAGTACAGCCCAACAACAACTGTTACAGGTCAACCAAAATATTACTCAATTTTCAGCCAAGACTCTTTTTCTCTTGCACCTGTACCTGATGCAATTTATACAGTAGAATTACATTACTTATATAAACCATCTTCTTTAACAAGTGGTAGTGACAGTGGAACGACAGTTCTTAGTACAGATTATCCTGATGCTTTACTCTATGGAAGTTTAGTTGAAGGTGCAATTTTTCTCAAAGAGACTCCTGATGTCATTGCTCAGTTTGAAGCAAGATTCAAAGAGGCAATCATGAGAATGAAAAACTTATCAGAAGGTAGAGATACTAGAGATGAATACAGATACGATAGCCTACGCTCAGTAGTATCGTAATGAAACCAATCAAATCGCTCAAGGGCAAGAGAGTTGCCTTGTTAGGTCTTGGCATATCACAAATAGATTATGTGATTGGCAAAGAAAATGGTAAAGAATGGGATGAGGTTTGGGGTATTAACTCAGCGTGTAGTGTTTTTAACTTAGATCGTTTGTTTATGATGGACCCTGCTAGTCGATTTTTAGATAGTGATGATGCAGGCAAACAAACTTTGGTTATGCGTAAGATGTTAGCTGAGCTAAAAATACCTGTTTACACTTGTGAATTAGATAAAAGAGTACCAAAAGCCACTCTTTTTCCAATTGAAGAGGTTGCTAACGCTACCCAGTGTGCATACTTTAACAACACAGTAGCCTATGCTTTAGGTTTTGCTATGTGGAATGAAGTAGAGTCCATTGATCTATTTGGTATAGATTTTTCTTACAGAAACGACTTACATTTTGCAGAAGCAGGCAGAGCTTGTGTTGAATTTTGGCTATCTAAAATGATGGATCATGGCATCACAGTAGGTGTTAGCCCTAGATCAACAGTCTTAGATGCTGATGTACCACCCACAGAAAAGCTCTATGGCTATCATCGTTTAGAGAAACCTTTTGTGACTGTTATTCATGGCAACAAATGGATTATCAAACCCCATGATGAGGTAGATACTGAACTAGCAAAAAATGGATTGACCTTGCAAGAACATGAATTACCACCTGAACCTTATAAAGGATAATGTCAGAAAGTTTTATACAATTAGGTCAAGTAGAGGTTCACACCACAGAAAACAAAGGTCATGATCCTGAATTTTGGGCAAAAATAGCTACTGAAAAGATAGTTGATATTTCAGAAAATGCACCTGAACATGTAAGGTTGCAAGCTGAGGCTTTCAAAAATCACATTTATAGTATAATCTTAGCTAATATAAACAGTGCGATAGAATCTAAAAAGGTTACTATGGTTGGTTTATTAGTTAAACAAGGTCATGAAGACATGGCTAAGATTATAAAGGAGCTATAAATGGCAATTACATCAGCAATATGTTCAAGTTTTAAACAACAAATTCTTGTTGAAGGACACAATTTAACCAATGGTTCAGATTCTATTAAGTTAGCACTCTACACATCATCAGCAACTTTGGGTGCAGGTACAACTGTATATGTAACCACAGGACAAGTTACAGGTACTAACTATAGTGCAGGTGGATCAGCATTAACAAATGTTACTCCTGCTTTGTCAGGAACTACTGCTGTGTGTGATTTTGCAGATTTAACTTTTGGTACAGCTACAGTCACAGCTAGAGGTTGTTTACTGTATAACAATACCAATGGTAATAAAGCATTATGTGCAATTGACTTTGGTGGAGATAAAACTTCAACAGCAGGTGATTTTACTGTTGTTTTCCCTAGTGCGACTGCAACAGGTGCGATTATTCGTTTGGCGTAAATTTTAAAGTTTATGGTAAACTTTTATGACAATAAAAGAGTTTACTTATGCCTTTAGCAAAATTTAATTTTAAAGCAGGAATTAATAAAGAAGAAACTGACTATTCAGAAGAGGGTGGTTATGTCGATGGTAATTTCATTCGTTTTAGAAGAAGCCGACCTGAAAAAATAGGTGGTTGGTTAAAAGCTAGTTCTGATGCTTTTTTGGGTATAGCTAGAGCATTACATCAATGGGTTAGTCTTGGTGGCACAAAATATCTTGGTTTGGGAACCACATTAAAATATTATGTTGAAAGAGGTAGTGTTTATAATGATATTACGCCTATTAGAAAAACTAGCACCAACTCAATAACTTTTAGTGCAACCAATGGCTCTGCCACTATTACTGCCACTGATTCTAGTCATGGTGCTGTTATAGGTGATTTTGTTACTATCAGTGGAGCAGTTTCTTTGGGTGGTTTAATTACAGCATCAGTTTTAAACACTGAACATCAAATTGTGACTGTGCCAACAGCTAATACTTACACTTTTGTAGCATCAGCTACAGCAAACTCTAGTGATTCAGGCAATGGTGGATCGGGTGTAGATGGTTTGTATCAAATTAATGTTGGTTTAGATGACTATGTACAAAACACAGGCTTTGGTTCAGGAGCTTGGGGTGTTGGTACATGGAGTGCTGAGAATACTTTGAGTGTTACAAATCAATTGCGTTTATGGTCACACGATAACTTTGGTGAAAACTTATTAATTAATGTTCGTGGTGGTGGTATCTATTTGTGGACAGAAAACGATGGTTTAACCACTAGGGCTGTGGCTTTATCAGGCATATCAGGAGCAGACAAAGCTCCTACAGTAGGCTTACAAGTCTTAGTCTCAGAAACAGACAGACATGCAATTGTATTAGGTGCTGATCCTATAACTGATGGCAGTCGTACAGGTGTGGTTGATCCTATGTTAATTGCTTTTTCTGATTCAGAAAGTGCAATTGATTGGAACCCTACCAATACCAATTCAGCAGGATCGTTGCGTTTATCAAGTGGTTCACAGATCGTAGGTGGTATTAAAGCAAGACAAGAAGTGTTGGTTTGGACTGATACCAGTATCTACAGTATGCGTTTTATAGGTGCTCCATTGGTCTTTTCAGTTAATTTAATTAACGAAGGAGCAGGATTGTTAGGACCTAAAGCCTTTGTCAATGCACCAAGTGGTGTATTTTTTATGAGCAAACAAGGATTTTACTTCTACAATGGTGCTGTTCAAAAAATACCATGTACAGTGCAAGAATATGTTTTTTCTGACCTTGATTTATCACAGTCTTACAAATGTCATGTAGCCTTAAATTCAGAGTTCTCAGAAGTTTGGTTCTTTTATCCATCCATTGAAGATGATACAAGAGAAATTTCAAGATACGCTATTTACAACTATGAAGAAAACTTATGGTCAATTGGCTCACTGGTGCGACATGCTTGGATTGATGGTGGCATACAAAATAATCCACAAGCCACTGGTGTATCGTCAAGTTCTTACTATCTATACAATCATGAGTTAGGTTATAACGATGACACTGATCCTATGGACAATGTATTTATTCAATCTGCTGACTTTGATTTGGGTGATGGTGACTCATTAGCTTTTGTAAAACGCATCTTGCCTGATGTTAAATTTGTTAATGCACAAGGCACTTCACCTGATCCTGCGATAAACATAGTATTAAAGAATCGTGATTTTATGGGTGAAAGCCTAACCACAGACTCTACATCACAAATTAAATCTAATACCAACAAAGCAGATGTAAGGGCAAGAGGTCGTCAATTTGTGCTTAGATTTGAGTCAGATGATGACAATAACGCTGATGATAGAAAAGATTACAAATGGAGGTTGGGTAACACTAGGCTAGATATACAGCCATCAGGTCGTAGAGGGTCATGACGAAATTATTGGTGACAAGGTTGCCTTTGGCTGAAGGCACTGAGATAAAACCTGAACTTTTCAATCGGTTGGTGCGAATATTAGAGATTAATCTCGATAATATTGATCCTGATAGAACTCCTAGTTTTAACGCTACAGAGATTTCTGAATTGCAATTTGCAACAGGTAGTATAATATTTAATACTACAAACTCTATACATCAAGCGTTTGATGGTACTAGGTTCAGAGACTTGTACAGTCATCAAACCTATCCAACAGGATTAGGTGCTACAATGAGTGTAGGAGCAGTAACAGTTACAATAGGTTAATTATGGCTATAAGCGAACAATTACAACAAAGAATCAACAATTTAACTCAGGGCATGGGTGCTACACCCAACATGGATCCGGGTTTTTTTGCTCCCACGCCCGAATTGTCAGATCAACAAAAACAAGTGGCACAAAGAATGGGCGAGCAGTTTTCTGCTGATGTTCCAAACATGGGAACAATGGGTGGTGGTGACGAAACCCAACAAGCCATAGATTCTTTACAACAAGAACTCCAAATGACTGCTGATCCTGAAGAAGCTGAAGGATTGGGTCGTATGATTGCAAAATTATCAGCAGGCATGATGGCACCTTTGGGTAGTGTAGCAAAACAAGTAGCACAAGCAGGTGGTGGTGAAGACACAGCTTTGGCTCATGTACGACCGGGTGAGATTATATTGCCTCCTGAAATGATGGAAGACCCACAGTTTGAAATGATGGTTGAAGAAAAGTTCAATCAATTTGGTATTAACCCTGAAGAAGCTGTAGTAGGTATGGGTATTGCTAGTCTTAACCAATCAACAGGACTAGAAGAGTTTGGTTTCTTTAAGAAACTAGGCAAGAAATTAGGCAAGATAGTTAAGAAAGTAGCTCCAATAGCTATGCTAGTGCCCGGTGTTGGTACTGCTTTAGGTGGCGTATTGGGTGGTATTGGTGGCTTGGCTACAAAAATACCCGGTATTGGTGGTGCACTTGGTAGTTTAGGTAGTTCAGCTATGAGCATGGTAGCAAATGCAGGAATACCCGGTCTATCTTCGATAGCAGGTGGTACAGGACTTGGTTTTAAGGGTATTGGAGCAGGCTTAGGATCAATGAAAGGATTGCTAGGCGAGGGTCCTTTAAGTGGATTTCTTGGTGGTGGTGGTCAACAAGCACCAAGTTTTGACATGAAATCATCAGGACTTGATCCTAAAACTGGAATGTTTGTTGATGGTGCAGGCAACTCAGTTAGTCCTGAAACATATAAGAAATATCTTTCTGACCCAAAATCAATCCCTGTAACAGGTGGTGGTGGCAACTTTAATGTTGGTAGAGCTCTCACAGGTGGAGCAGGAAGAACTCCTGACATGATTAAGTCAATTGAAGATACTTTAAAAGGTCAAGGTGGTGGCATGTTTGGTGGTGGTCAAGGTGGTGGACTGGGTGCATTAGGCACAGCAGGTTTAGTTGGCTTGGCAGGAACGCTTGGTAAAATGGCTTACGATGAAACTAAAAAAGACACAGGTGTGCCATTAACTCCTTTAAATACAATGAACGCAGCAGGTCGATTTAACTTAGAAGCAGAAATAGCTCGTAGAATGGGTCAACAAGCACCCAATCCAGTAGAGTTTGGCTTGTTGCCACAAGGCACTTTTCCTGAACTATCAGGTGGGCAACCTGCACCTGTAGTAACAATGAACATGGGTGGTATAGTTCCAATGATGTACGCAGAAGGTGGCAATGTAGCTGTCGAAGATTTTGAAAGACAAAATGGCATGATTAATGGAATGGGCACTGAAACCAGTGACGATGTACCTGCTATGTTGTCTGATGGTGAATTTGTTATGACAGGACAAGCTGTAAGAGGTGCAGGTTCGTATGAAATGGAACAAGGTGATGGTGGTATTCTTAATTTAATACCATCGTTAGATGAAGACAGAGAGCGTGGTACAGAACTTTTGTACAACATGATGGAGGTCTTTGGCAATCGTGCAAACGCAAGCTAAGAAATAATTATGGCAGTAAGAAGACCAACAATAAATCCAAACAACTTTCCGAGAAGTGGACCATTCGGTGCTATAGGTCCGAAATTTCCAACAGGCAGTGGACCATATGGTCGTGATTGTCCTGCGTTAAACGAAGAAGTTTTACTTGCAGACAATAAATGGATTCATGCAAAAGATTTAAAAGTTGGGGATGAAGTAGAAACTCATTTAGGTTCTAACAAAGTTACTCATATAGATGTTTTAAAAGACAGAATTAAAAAAGAAGTTGTTTTTTCTAACAACAACAAAGAAGAATCAATCGTAACCTCTGACAGCCATCCTTACTTTGTAGATAACGAAGAAGGTTTTGTTGAAGTTAAAGATTTAAAAGTGGGCGACCAAGTAGGAAACTTTGAAGTTAAAGAAATCAAAGATGCTGACAAAGGTTCAGTTGTGCATATAAGTATTGATGAAGCTCAAACCTACTACTTAAAAGCAGGAGATGAAAAAGTTTTATCTCATAATAAAAGTATTGCTCCACCTAGCACACCCAAAGGACCTAGACCACCTAGACCACCTATGCCAACTCCCGGCATGAATAAAAAAGACTATTATGAAATGTTGCAAGCTCAAGGATTTGAGATACCAACTGGAGCGATTATAGACCCCCCTAGAGGAGGATTCCCAAACATACCAAATTTACAAGGCATAGCCAATATTCCGGGTTTAGAGAATTTTGATTTTTCTAATTTGCCACAAAATATGAATTTTAGTGGATTGCCACAAGGTTTAAATCGAATATTTCCCGGTCCTAGCACTTGGGGTCAACCATTACCATTTAATCCTAGATTTGATCCACCTAGAAGACCTATTGATCCAATTAATCAATTTGATGATATTGGAAGAGAACCAGTCACCACAAATAGACCTATACCTGATGCAGCAATTGATCCAGTTGTGCAAGCACCTGTAATGCCTACTGCACCTGCACCTGTACAAACTACTGCACCCACACAACCAATTACGTCTGTACAACAGCCTCTAGCACCCTACACAGGTGGCAATGATCCTGCTCCATATGTAAGCAATCAATTAAGAAACGAGACAGGCTTAGATGCTCTGAGCCAACAACTTTTATTTGGTTTAGGTGGCAAAGGTGGATTTATACCCGGTGCTATGCGTGCTGCTGAACGCACATTTTTTGATGAAGAAGGCAAAGCAAGAGTAATTCCACAAGAGGTTGCAGATTTAACTCCTGACCAACTTAGAGCTATGGAGATGGCTCGTCAAGCTACTGGCATACAAGACCCTTATTTAGCTGATGCTCAGTCTGCTTTTCGTTCTAGTGTTGGAGAACTAGGTTCAGGCTTAGACAGAGCAAGACAAAGAGAATTAGAGTCATTAGGTGTCATTCAGGGTGGTGTAGGATCACTTGGTAGACAATTATCTGATGTTGAAAACATACAAAGAGGTGCTGTGGGTAACTTTGGCACTCAACTAGGTTCACTTGCAGGTCGTAGCATAGGAGCTACAGATCAGTTTGGCAATCGTCTAGGTGAGTCTGAGGGCTTGCTCAGAGGTACTTTAGGTGGTTATGACCCATCTTTAACCTCATCTTTCTACAATCCATTTGAGGATCGTGTGGTACAACAAACCATAGATGATGTGCTAGAGGCAGGTGAGAAACAAGACATGGCACAAAGAGCTAGAGACATAATGACAGGTGGTGAGTCTGCATTTGGTTCAAGAGCTCGTTTAAGTGCAGACGAAAGACGAGAAGCACTGGGTAGAGGTTTAGGTCAGGCTTTAGGTTCTCTGCGTTCACAAGGGTTCTCAGAGGCTCAGAGAACAGGTTTAGGTGAGTTTGCAAGACAAAGAGCACAAGAGATGGCAACAGCCCAAGGATTATCAGGGCTAGCAGGTTCAAGGCTTGGTGCTCAACAGAATTTAACCAGTCAGTTGTCAAACTTTGCAGGACAACAACTAGGTGCACAACAAGGTTTAGCATCTAACTTAGGTGCATTAGCAGGTACTAGATTTGGTGCACAACAAACTCAGGCAGGTGCTTTGAGTAACTTAGGTAACTTAGAAGGTCAAATAGGACAACAAAGAGCACAAGCACAACAAAACTTAGGTGCTAACTTGCAAAACATAGGTACACAAGCTCAACAAGCTGGTGCTTTTGACATCAATCAATTGATGGGTGCAGGTCAAACACAGCAAGCCCAACAACAAGCACAACTTGATGCACAAAGAATGAATCAGCTACAAGCTCAACAGGCTCCTATGGCTC